GTCTTGGTTTCCTCTGCTGTTACTTCAATCTTAGGTTCTTCGGAAGATTTTTCTAATTTATCCACTTTATCTACCTCCTTTTCATTAGCGGTTTCTTCTGGTAGAATTATTTCACCTTTTTCCTGACAAGGACGATGATACCATTTTTGGTCTGCATCACAAAATAATTCTTTTTCTCCTATTGTTTTTTCACAATGAGGACAAATCCATTCTTTTGATTCTATCTGTTTTATAACTACTTTTACTTTTTTTCCACAAGGACAATTACCACAATTTATGCATGTAGGTTCTGGTATTGCTAAAGAAGCATATACCAAATTCGTATCGAATATTTTATCTACTATTTGTTCTGCTTGTTTTAATTCTTTCTTTGCAATAAGAGAAAATATTTTTGCACGGGGACAAGCGGGGGGGCTAACTAGTAAAAGTCCTGTGCCGTGCACAATAATTTTTGTTATCTCTTTTGTTCCATCTGCTAACTCTTTAACAACTGATTTTCCTGTATCGGGGTCTTTATTCCAGATTTCAAATGACACCGCAGCTTCTCCTGATTTAATTTTTTCTTTTAATTCTATAAATTCATTTGGATAAAGTGATTTATAAAAAACATTAATTGTTTCTATTCTCTCATCAATCATTTTTACTGACAGCGTGATTCCACACATATTATAAGCACCTTTGTGTTCAAAATTTACCTGCTTGAATAAAAAAGTATCCAAACCTTCTTCAACAGCCTTTCTAGGTAGTCTAACTCCATTAAGATTCGCTTTATCAATCTCAGCCCACGTTGTACGAAACAATGCAAAATCGGGAGATGGAATTATCATCCCCAATTTTTTAGCTACATCAATCATTTCTTTGTCTACTTTAGCATCATCAATAAATTCTGTAGTAGAATTTTTTGCAATTTCTAAAAGAAAAGCTGCGATTTGTTTTTTCTCATTCATTATAGTACTCCCAATTTAATTAACTTCTTTTTGTTTAAAATTAATAAATTATTAAATATTTTTTTAAATTTTATCATTTTATTTTTAGAACTATTTCTTAAATATCCCTTTATCTCAATGTATTCGTTTGTTTCAGGTAAATAGAAATCTGGAGTATAAGTAGTATTCCCTAAATCAAAAGTTTTAGATTCGTATAACCATTTAATATTTTGTTTATCAAGATATTCGGCATATTTTTTCTCCCACCCACTTCTCATCCAAATACCTCTATATTTTGTTTTTTTAGAATGAAGTAATTTAGCAAAATTTTTAGTTCTCCAACCTTCTTTTATAGATTTGCTAAGTTTTTTAAGTCTATTTTTATTTATAGAATTTAGGTAATTATGACATTTAATACAATGTTGCGCATTTGGATTTGTACTTAACTCCGAGCCACATCGTTTACAATGTTTTCTAATAAATCTGCTACATTTTCCGTGCTTAAATCCAGAAGCTAAATTTCCTGGAGAGTTACATTTTCTTCTCACTATTCCAAATTTGGAAAAAAGTCTATAGATATTAGTGTTTGCTATATTATATTTTTTTGCTATATCACAAACTGATTTATCTTGATATTCTTCTTCTAATTGCTCTTTAGTAAATAATTTATCGTAATGTTTTGATTCTGGCATATTATTCTTTCTTTTTCCAAGTTTTTGTTTCTTTATCATAATTATAGCCCTGTTTCTTCATACACCGTCTAGCAGCAGAATTGGCAATAGCAAATGATTTTCCTTCATCTCCAGTATCTTCATAGACTGAATTAAATGTAGCCATAAAAACTTCTTGACATTTTTTTGTCATTTTCTTTATATATCTAGGTAATTGCTCCAAATTTTGATAAGGAGCTATAATTAAATCTTCCTGAGTTACCGCTTCTTCACATTCAGGGCATCTTACCCATCCCATTCCTGCTTCTGGAACAGAAAGATAATCGAATTCGTATCCACATTTTTTACATTCGGCTATTTGTTTTTCTTCTAATTCAGCAGTCTTTGTCTTAGTTTCTGGTGTATTTTTCTTTTTATTTTGGTCTTCATTTTTTTCATTCTTAGGTTTTGCGGGCATTAATCTATCCGCAACATCTTCCCTATTCTGAATAAGGTGAGGGTAGAACAGGTCTTCATCTCCTGAATCTAATTCTTTCTGTCGTCTTTCTTTTTCTTTATCAAAATCAAATCCTAAAGTTTCCACATAAGATTCTATACTAACAACTCCTCTATCATAACCACTGCGAATAACTTCCATGAGTATTTCGACATTAATTTTTATAGGAGAATTTACTATTTTAATTTCATTATTCTCACTAAATAATTTTCTGTGTTCTATTTTATTTTCTTTAATAATTAGTTTTATTAATTCCATTAAAATAGATTTGAATCCACCAATACCAGAATTAACCTCTGCAACAAATGGTTTTGGATTTAAGATACTTTCCCTGCGAGTACTAGAAAGTCCTTGTATAACATCTACAAATCCTAACCCTGATAATAAAGCTCGATAACCTTGTCTATAGAGTTCTTCAGAAACAATATTCCGAAGGTCGGGAATTAAATGGTCATATTTGGTATCAAATGATTTTGCAATTGTTGGTGTTTTACCCTTTTCACCTTTATATTTTTCCATTGCTTCTTTAAAACTAGTAATTACTTGTTTTAAATCATCATCTTTATAATCAACTCCTTGAGCAAACATCTCAGCAGTACCTTTTTCTATAGTAAATAAATAAGGTAAAACTTTACTAATAACTTCATCAGATTTTGATTGTAAAATTTCTACTCCTTTAAAATTTTTATAAATACCTTTTCTAATAGTATAAGGAGTCGCATATTTATTAAACCACCTATCAAATGGTTTCTGGACTATTATTTGTTCATTAACATTATTTGATAATGCTATTTTATGAGCTTCATCTAAATAATATTTATCGCTGCCTATTTTATAATTCGCTTCACTTGGTCTATCTACATAAACAGACGCTCCATTAACAAACCATAAAGTTGTGGGTACTTTAATAGTAGCATTTCCATAAGTTATAGATTTCCAATTTTTAACTCTTAATAAACATAAAGAAGAACCTTCCCATCTTTCAGCATAGTACTCTCTAGATAATTCTTGCAATCCTGTAGGAACATTATCTATATTTATGTTTATCTGGTCTAACCATAAATTAAGCAAACCTTCAATAGTGTTATTGGCACATTCTACTTTAAATTTGGCTTCGGCAGCACTATTGATTGAGTAATCTAAAATTGTATTAATAACGCCAGTAACATCGTTGGATAACATGCCTTCTATTTTAGCACAACGTTCATGAAAATCAGACGGAACTGAAATTTCATTCGTTTGATAGAGCCAATTTAAGAACGCCCCAAAAAGATTACCTTCTAATCCACTACTCATGATTTTGCTCCTTTTTTAATTAAATATTTATTTTTCATTTATATATTTCCCATAATAGTACCTAAACTTGGTTTCCTAGTTTGGATTGGCTGAAGATTTTTAAATTCTGTCTGCCAATCACAAATCGAAAATACCTGAAAGGCTTGATGTAGATGATTAGCAACTTTAGAACCATAAACCGTTCTTTGACCGCTTCTCATTACTATAATTCCATCGAATTGCTGGTCTAATTTATAATCCATCAAACATTGTATCTTTTTATTATAAAATAAATGTTTTAATCTCTGTATTGACCAGTCCACAATGAATTCTTGTTGGTATTGTGGTTTTCCCTTGTCAGAATAAATATTATTGCCTTTATCATCTTTCAAAAAATCAATGTCTATCTTCTCATTAAAACTAACACCAACCACATTTTCAGGATACTTTTTTGTTAGATGACTAAACATCGCTTTACCACCGCCAGAGGTAACATCTATACCAATTACATTAGCCTTAATCATCTGGACTATAAAATCAACCACTTCATTATCTTCATCTGGCGATAATTTAAAACTGGTAATATTGTATTCATATTTATAAATTCCATTAATTTTAAAAAGAACAATTATTTCTGTAGGAGCAGCACCCTCACCTTTATCTAAACATACATAAACACTATCCGCATTGCTTGGTCTGTCGACTATTATTACTTCTTTATAACGATAGAAATTATTTTTATTTATTTCAAAAGCCTTAATTGGAATATCTTTTCTATAAGTTTCCCGAATTCTTTCAACATCATAAACCGAATCTCCAGCTTCTACTACTTTACCTAAAATCTGAACTTCATAACCTACAGAATTTTTTCCACCAAACTCCAAAATTGCTGCTTCATCTTTCTCTTCATTCCAAGTCGGGTTAACATAAGAAGATAAATTTATTATTTTATTTATATTTTTTAGATTATAGAAAATTTTCCCCATTGGCGATACTTTAGGAAATGTAGTCATTCCACTAAAGCGGTCTATACATCCTAATTCGCTTTGAGCCATTAATTTTTTATTTGTTACTTTATCAGTTAAAAATGATGATTCTTCTGACCAATTTATGTCTACATGCTTTTGAAACCATTGAGCCCCAGGATTTTTTCCCATCAAATTATCATTTACCGATTCTAGTAAACAACCATTTTCTGCAGTAACTTTATAACAAGGGCTTCTTAATGGATGAACTTTTAATAATTTTAAAATCTTATGATTCTCTAATGCTAAAAGAATTTTTTCCATCACTCCTCTAACATGAAGAGCATCATAAGAACTAACTACTCCCCAATTAAAAGT